ACCATCAACTGCACAACATCCAGTGTAAGCATCCAAAGTACGATACAAGTTGTGGCTCAAGAAACGGAGAGCAGGAGAACCTTTGATATCCAAACGGAGTCTGTAGGTCTTGTCACATACGATGTCACATCCTACAGCTGCAGATACAGATACAACTTGGTTCTGAGCTGACTTACCAGCAACCTTGATAACACGGCTGATGTACTTAGGGTTGATCACTTTAGACTTGATTGACTCTTGGTAACCACCGTGTACGGGACCAATTTTGTCAGCAGCAAAGTAAGAACCTTGAGCAATGATAAACGGAGTGGCTGCTCCAGAGGTCAATGCTGCAAAAGACTGAGCATTGAACACACCCAACTGACCTGCAGTGAGGGCAGCGGTAGAGCCACTTGATGCGAGCGAAAGAGTTCCGCCTGATACGGCAGGAATGTAGCTCTTTCTAAAGGCATGAGGAAAATACATAGGGCTTTAGATTTAGGGGTTATAAATAAAAAAATAAGTTATTGTAAGAACATTAGTTTGTACTTGGTAGAAGCTATAAGGCTTTTCATCTCATCCAACTGGTTTACAATCTCTGAGAAAGGCATGATCTTCTGCAACTCCTGGATCTCGTTATATAGTTCTTTCATGTGAGAAAGAGCTTCTTGTACAGATCCACACTTGTAAGCTGCTACCGCTGGAATATCCAGGATCTTTTCCCTGGCTCCTTGGTATTGTTCTGCTACTGAGTCAATCAGTCCGGGTAAACCTTCGTAGAAATCACCAAGAGCTTTATGAGCTGCATATGATCCAGGTCCTGAAATCTTCAGGTGCAACTGATGTATGCTTACAGTCAGTGCCTGAGCATGAGCAATCATAGCTGCTGTCTCTGTACATGGGCCCATAGGAGCTGGTCTAGGTATCTTAGTTAGTGCCATTAGCTATTTCTTTGTGCATTTTGAGTTTCTCTCTGATACTGATTCATACTTTCTATATCTCCTGCCAAAATAGCTGCTGCTTCGTCTACAAGGATCTCGGCTATATCATCTTTAAATTCACAGATAACATCTGCACTTATTGACTGACCGGTTGAAGGATCCACGCAACCATTAAACTTTACGTCTCTTGGTCTGCGGTAGTATACAAGTGTCATAGAGGTTATGTCAAACTCATCATTTGTATACACCCTCACTTTATCTCCTACAAGTGTACTTAAGGTTTCAGCCCATTCAAAGCTAGGTCCTTTAGTATCTGATGTAAGTAATAGTCCCATGTTAGCCTCTTCTACTTCATATACTGTCATCCTTCTTTCAGGACAGCATTCAGATTTAGCCATAGTGTCTACTCTTACATAATAGAGATAATCTGCAGGTAATTGACCTTCATAAAAGATTCCTTTATCAACAGAAGCAAGACTACTACTGGTTAAAAGCACACGCAGATCATCTATGAGACCTGTGGTTTGCTCTGAACTTTCTTTACGAATGTTCATACCATAGACCATTCTCCGCACCCATTCTAGCTGAGCTTTATTGAAAGCTTCTTGAATCTGCCAGCACTCCAGATTATCATAATCCAGTGATGCTAGTTTATTCAATCTTTGCTTAATCTTAATCTGTATGAGAGCGTTTGTCATATCTTATTACTGGTTCCAGTATTTTTCTACTGCTTTAGTAAGATCTATTAGGATCTCTTCGTTCATAGGGTTCTTCAAAAACTCTGCAGCATCAGAAGGTGTTCTTCCCATCATGGTACCAGTCTTCATATGATAGATAAAACCATCTGCTTTTGGAGATATAAACTTGAAGTAGCCACTATCTTTTACAATAGCACGGATCTTCAAGGTTTCCATATCCAGGTTAGCTGCATCCAGGAATCTTTGCCCTGTCTTACGCTTGTCTTTATCTACCAGCTCACCGTTAATGTATTTATCCATGTTATCATAGATGACATCATTAGGAGTTGACTTCTTGTACTGAGCACTGTTTGGATCAAGAACCTTAGCTACATAAAGAAGCTTGTTCTGATTTTTGTCAAACAACTTTTGTAATTCAGCCAAAGCTTTGTTACGAAGTTTCTTCACCTCTGTCTGGATAGAAGCTGTTTCTTCCAGCTTGTCCAGGTAAAATTTAGGAGGTACTGGCATTCTGCGTGCCTCTTCTAAAGATTTAGCTACGATAGAAAACCCACCTGCGTCTATTGCATAAAGTCTGATGAGATCATAAGGATCTTTTTCAGGCTCCAGATATACCGGTTCATTACCACAACGGATTTTTATCTTGTCCCAGAACTCATCATTGTTTGGTTTTAAAAGCTTCACTTTGTTCCAAAACTGATCATCATTAGGATCAATCACATTGGCAGCAAGTTGTTTTTCAAGTTCTGCTACTACAGCTCTAATCTGTTTAATCTTTGCTTCCTGTTCTTCTAAAGGAAGATCCTTCACTTCAGGAGCAAACTCATTAAGGCCGGTAACGTATCTTTTAATGCCATTAATCTCTAAACAAGTAATTGGTTCTTCATGAAAGGCTCCATCAAAAAGAGATAAGCCGTACTTCTGAAGTCCCATGTTGTCCACCATTGGATCAAAAAAAGGTCTGATAGCAATGCTGGAACGTTTGTTCTGTGGATACTTCTCTACAATAGTTACACTCATAGTTTGGTTTTTTGGTTTTTGAACTAGTGGCCGCAATCTGCAACCTCATGTTGAACCTGTTGAGAGTTGCAAGCTCTCCGTGTGATCATCACGGTTTGCATACAACAGGTTGGAGCTTAGGTACTGAGACCTAAGCGGGGAACGGATGCTATCCGTACCGGGGTTAAATGACTCAGGCTAGTGTGGGTGTTTTAGCCAGCTAGGCTGGTGGCTGCTATCCATCCTGAGTACTGTTACTTTTACTTCTTAGCTCCGTCAGAAGCTTTAAGACCAAGCACACCCATCAATACTGCAATAGCAATATTCATGAAATCAGTTTCACCAGCTTTCAAAGCTTCGTGAACGATACCAAGGGCGGCAATCAAAACTCCGAGTACAGATGTCTTAGGGTTAGCTCCAAGGAGCTTAGCAATAATTGCTTGCATAGTTTTTGGGTTTTAAGTGAAAGTCCGCATCCGGAGGACTTACGGGTCCCCCGGATTTAGACTATTATCTTAGAATGATCCACCAGTGATTGGGTTCCTCATAACGATCTTCAACACCTTGGTTGGGTCTTTAACCCAGATAGCTGGCATTGTTTGAGTCATGAACACTCTGTAACCGTTGAAGTTGCCAGAGCTTTGGAATCCTTGAGTACGTCCCATGTAGTCCATGGTACCGTTCTGATAGAACCATTTCAATTGATTATCCCAAGAAAGCTTCAACATGTAGATGTTGTCGTTAGTGTTCTCAGTGATATCAAAAATGATGAAGTTGTAAGAAGACAATGGGAAACCGTCAATGATTGGGTTCTCAATGTCATTAGTGTGTACATTATCAAACGCTGGGTTCAATACAAACTTAACGTTAGCCAAGAAAGGAATAACGTACTGAGTGTATGCAAAACCAAAGTTGAGATCCATACCTTTACCAGTGATAGCTCCAATCTCAGAAGCATTGATAACAAGTCCGCTGTTGATAGCTTCCTTCTTAATTGCCTCGTTAACGAGCTTCATACCACCCATACCGGTTTGAACAATCAACTGACGCTTAGGATCTGGACCCTGGAACTCAACCTTACCGTTGAAGAAGTTGAAGATCTCAGATTTGAAAAGCTCAAGGTTGAAAGAACCTTTGTTGTAGATACGCTTGTAAGAGTTGTCAAGCTGCTTCCAAAGACCAACAGAAAGTCTGATGTCATCTGGACCGTCTTGCTTAACCTTACCACCTTGACCCCACATAAGGTAAGTCTCAATGTCGTTAGCAATCTTAGTCAAGTGAGCTGCTTCCAAAGTAGTCAAGAAAGTTCTAGACAACTGGCCAGACTGGTAAGCCTTCTTTACATAGTCTTTACCCATCTTAGAAGCCATGTCTTCCAAGCTAGAGATAGAAGGATCAACACTCTTGTCGAAGTTTCTCCACATCTCAATAACAGGAACAGTTCCGTCAGCTTTCATTCCACCTTTCAACATCAAGTCTGCACGAGAAGAGATGCTGTAGTGTACGTGAGCTTCTGCACCACCAACGTAGTTGTAGAATTCACGGAAACCAGCTGAAACATTACCCAAGTCAGAGAACCTTTCACCGTATTCACCACGGGCAGAACCCTTGCGGAATACTTTAGTTCCAACTTTGAGGTATTTGTTGTCTAAATACTTAGCGTTGTCATTGTTCACCAACTGAACTGTGTAAATGAAACCATCGCCAGCAGGGATGATGTCATCAGCAGTGATGTACATTTCAACACCATTGTACTTGTCATAAGTGACAATATCACCATGACCAAAAGAACGCTTGTTGATCTTGATCTTGAAAGACTGACCGTCAATACCTTTAGTAGCGTTAGCAGACTCAATGTCTTCAACGATATAAGGAAGATCTTGTGCAACAGGCACTTGCCATTTGTACTCACCACGTGCGTTATCTACAGAGATAACATTCTTTCCGCCAAAAGAAGACATTTGATACAAAGGCATTTCTACCTTTTGTGCCATAGCCCACAGATCAACTGGACCGAGGTCAGTTGGCTCTGCTGATTTAAGCAGGTTAGAAAGGTGGTAAGAATCTACGTGCGAGCTAGTTTGATAGCTTGTATCCCGTAGAAAGATACCATTGTTAAGAACTGGGGTTGCCATAGGGCATCGGATTTAAGGGGTTAATAAAATAAATAGCTTATCGTTTGAATATGTTAGCAGGCCTTGTAAGCTTGCGTGGTCTTTGTTCTTCTTCTTCTTGATAGCTGCTAGAAACATTCTTACGTGACTGTTCTGTTTTTAGAGCTCTCACTGTTTGTTCAACAGCAGCATTTTTACCCTGTTTTTGAAGCTGTGTACGATACTCATCAGGATTAGAAAGCAACCAAAGTGCCTCTGCTATCAAACCGTAGTTAGGTTCTACAAACTGGTATTTTTCTAAGAGATGTCCCAACAGATTTGTTGGACGACCACTGATAGAAGGATACTGTGGTTGTGTAAGACCTGAGTAGAGCTGAGCCTGAGTTTTCTTGTCCAGTTTTAAACCGTTAATTTCTGCAGGACGAAGAGCTTCAAATACATTTTGCGTGTAAGCCTGGGCGGCTTGTTCTTGTTGTTGTCTTCTAGCTTCTTGTTCAGCAAGTTGACTCTGCACGATTTCTTCCTGCATCTGGTCCAACTTTGGCTTGAACTGCTTGGCTTTCTTTTCCAGTACACCAAGATCTTTCCAGGTAGTAAGTTCTTCTTCAATCTCTTCAGATGTACCAAACTGTGTAGCTTGTAAATACTGACGAATGATATATTCCTGATCTGTGTCTTTAGTAGGATCCAGTTCACGAACTTCTTCCACCTGAGCAAGAGCTTTAAAAAGACCTTTTAAATCATTTCCTCCGTCTGCTACATACTTTGCAGCATATTGAAGTTCATCCGGAAGAGATTCAAAAAACTCTTGTGGAGTTTTGGCAGCCACCTCTTGTTTGAGGTTATCTATGTTAGCTTGCCAAAGCTCTTCTATATCTTTTTCTGCAAGACTACCTAGGTAGTCATCCAGGGATTGTTTACTTTCATCAAAGTCATCAAAGGCAAACATTTCCTTTGACTCTATTCTTTTCTTTAAAAACTCTACCAGTCCGGATTTTTCTGTCTTGGGACGTCCACCTTTAGATTTTTTGTCAGTGTCATCCTGATCTTCATCATCCAGGTCATTAACAATCTCGTCTACTGTTTCACGGGAAACCTTCCCTTTAGAAGCAGCATCTGGATTTTCATCATCTTTATCATTAGTTTCTTCTTCGTCCTTATCCAGAAAACTGAGATCAGTACCTTTTGCAGAAAAGATGTTTGGTTTAGAATCAGAAGCAGCTGGAGTAGATGTTGGAGTGACTATACTTTCAGCTCCTGGTGCTCCTAACCAGCTATCAATATCAAGGTCTACTTGTTGTACAGAAGTTTGTACATTTGTTTGGTTTTCCATAGATTACGTTTGGTTTTTGTTGTATATCTCTACATTTAAAATATACAACTTTAAACCTTACGAATTTATGTTTTGTAGAACTTGAAGAGCTAAGCAGTGTATAATAGAGCTATAACTAAAACTAATTATTTAGACTTTTTATCCTTTTTTTGTACATCATACTTATTCTTGTTCTCACGGGCTACCTGCAGCTGTTTGTCAGCTATTTCACGTTGAGCCTGGAGCCTCTCTCTTTCAATCTCCATCTTTTGAGAATTCATAGCAGATTTGTTTACTTCTTGCTCACGCTTAAAGTTCATCTGTTCACGATACTGCTCTGATTGACGAATGTCTTTCATAGACTCAGAGAAATCAGACTCCATGTTTTTGTTGGTATCCATCATAGCACCGTAACCGCTAGCACGGATTTCCGCAACCAAGATATCTTTCTGACGATTCTTATCTGCCTCATCAGCTTTAAACTGAAGATCCATAGCTTTCTGACGTTCTTGGCTAGCCAACATTTCTTGTTGCATCTGTTGCTGTTGTTCCATCTCAGCTTGCTTCAGAGCCATAGATTTCTGCTCTGCTTGCTTAAGTACACCAGTAAGTTCAGCAATAGATTCTGCCTTTATAATATTTCCAAGATCATAGATAGAAGCTCCGGTGGTATTATTGTTAATAGCCAAACTACGCAGCTGTTCCATAATAGAACGCTGATTAGTTTTGGTAGTGCAGAATATATTAAAATCACGCATTAAAAGATCTGTACCATTAATTTGGAAGTTGACCTTTTCATCGTTAGTAGTAATGTATTGAAGCCTTAAAGATGGCTTCTTAGAATGATAATACTGAGCAAGGTCTGTACGCATCTGGTGCACACGTGGCATCAGGTAATCAGAGTGCTGTATAAAGTATTGTTCAGTCTGAGCATAAGAAGCATTCATAGCTTGCTCTATACCTGTAGCAGTTTGCTGTTGTGCAATCTGCTGTCCCATACGCTGTGGATTAAGACCAATCACTTCAAAAGCCTGATTCTTAAAGTAAGAAGCCAGGTTAATACGTGACAACAAACGGTTAGTCTGTTCTAAGTTAAGCACTTGATAATGCTGAAAACTTAACGCATTTTCTGTATTAGTAATAGTAGTATCCAGTGGTAACATCTGGAAGTTCTTCATAGCCACATAGGCATTGGCCAGATTATTTTTACCCCAGTCTTCTCCCATGGAGTGACGTGGTAAAGCGTTCTGGTCCAGCAAGATTACAGTACCTAGTTCATCTACCAGGATATCTGCAATCTGATTGTTTACTATATTATAGCCTATTTGGAATGGCTTCATCAGATCTACCAGTGAAATACTGCGGGTGTTACGATCACCAAATACAGCACCTTCCACCGGTAGCTTACAGCCATAAAGAGTTGAATCTCCTTTAAACTGGAAAGGAATACGTCCTGGTTTGCCACCATTCAGACCTAGATAGATTGGATTAATACCACCGGGGTTATTCTGTCCCCAGAAAGCTGGTCTGTTAGGGCCAATCTTTATACCACCCCAGGTCTCGTTGATCCATATCCAGTCAATATGTTCACCGTATATAAGAGTTTCTTTCGTTTTCTGTTTGAATACTGTAGTGTTGTAAATAGGTTTATCTGTCACCCTATAAGACTCATCTACTATATCTTGTGAAATCTCACCTTCTCCGCTAATCTTAGTTAAGTGACCCACCTTACGCTGACTCTTCCAATACACCTGGGTTACTCTAAGCAAGTGTGTTTTACCAAAATCAATAGTGTCTTCTGAATCTGCAAGGATCCATTCTACTATATCACCAGTACCAAACTGTGTATCATAAAGAGAAGTAAACTGTCTGTAAGCCAAAGATGGCATTTGGGTGTTCCACTCATGTGATCTTGTAGGATCATAATAAGTGCCGTCATTCTGGTATCCTTGTACAGCATAACCTGCAGATCTTACAGGATAAATTGCTTCAAGAGCTTCCAGTTGTTCCTGGTTCATCATCCAGCCAAACTTGTCAATAACATCAGATACAGACATCAAGTCTATCTTACCTGCCCAGTTGCCCTGGGATATATAACGAATGTCCGGACTCTTATGATAGAAAGTAAGTAATGGATTCCAAAGTTCCAGCTCATAGTCATCTTCATTCATCTTAAAATGCCAGAACTCACGATCAGTAATCAGCATATCTCTAAATGCACGCTCCTCTAATTCCTGAAGACTAAATCTTTCTGTATCCACCTTCATCTGATGACTAGCCCACTCTTCAACCATACTACGGTAGTCTTTGCGGAAAAACTCTTCTATTTCAGGAAGGGTCTTTAGATTTTCAGGAGCCATCATCTGCATAGCTTCCTCACTCTCTGGGTCCATACCCATGTTAATCATATTGATTAACATTTTTTGTTGAGCCTGCTGCAAAAGAACCTCTTCAATCATGGAGCGTTTTTCTTCCAACATTTCACTGTAAGAAGTGTCATCTACTGCACGAAATGTTATTTTAGAAGTACGCTTACTAAATTCATTAGACAATACATTAATAACGTTAGGGATAATAGGATAAAACTTAAGTTCCAGGGCTGATTGATCCTCCTTTGTAAGAGTGTCAATAAGGTCAGCCATCTCGTTGTTTTCTTCAACGATGTAATCTGTTTTATCTATAATACCTTTTGCCAGCTTGTAGTTCTTCATCAGCCTGCGAGCATTACGCCTGAGCTGTTTCATACCCTGCCATTCCAGCCAATCTAGGTTCCATGCACGCCACTCCTCATCCTTTTCTTTATTGGAAAGAAATTGGATAGGTTGGGTAAGAGTACCCATTTTATTATATTCTACCTTCTTTCCTGCCTTCAGGTCAAGAGCGTTGTATATCTGCATGATTCTTAATTATTTAGGTCAGCTGTAGGAGTATTAAGAGAAAACGTAGTGGTTGTGTTGGAGCCATTGGTATTAAGAGTAACAGTTCCTGTTGAACTACCGGTCAAAGGCAAAATTCCACTACCAAAATAAGGTTGGGTGTAAGGTGTAGATGTTCCGGAAATCCAGGAAGGAGACACCTGCACAGGTGTTTTTTCAACCTCCTCTTCCTTTAAAAGAAGCAAAGCTTCCTCTAAGGTGAGAGAGCTTTCTTTTATAAGGCGACTGAGAATAGCCACCTTTTGGGTGTGCAAACTGGTGTTTTCCATAGGTTAACTAAGATTTTTAAAGGGGTTTCTGGGTTTTTGCATTCCTGTAGACCTTCCTTTAGAAGAGCCTATGTGTCTAAAAGGCCCCCAATTTAATTTACTAAATTTCTGGGAGTTATCCAACTTTTTATCTGTAACTTCTATACGTTTAGTGAAACCTCTATTGGACTGCTGCACCTTGGCAAAAGCTATAAGAGCACAAAAAGATACCAACCGGTCCACGTTGACACCGTCCTGATAGGCCTGCATTTCTTTTAAAAGCATGGGATCAGGTATTCGTTCCACTCCATAAATGGTCTTAACAATCTCTCCATCTGCTTTGGTCTCGTGGTCCAGCTCTTCTTTTAAGAACTCAATCCCGTAAGACAGGATGGTTCCTTTGAACAGGGTACCTACGTTTTTCCAACCGTATTCTTGGAACACGTTTCTGTTAGCCCCAATATCTTTTAAGAAAAGTATCATGTCTTTGGGTACCAGGTAACGCTGTTTCTTTTTAGAAATCATGTATTGAATAAACAGAGCTACGTTATTCTCGACCACCGTCCAGGCATTATACCACTCTATCAGCATTTCCAGGCGTTCATGGGTTTTGTTAAGATCATCAAACCTCCCACACCAGCTGGCTACAATCTTATCATGTTCAATGTGATTTTCTATATGTCCGCCTCCATGATCTTTAATAACCTCCACAGGATTCTTGTATATATAAATGGCACATAAAGAGTCTGAAGTTGTAGTCTTACCTTCTCCTACCGGATCCACAGAAGCGTAATACATACCAAATGTGGGATCTTTAGCAGGTCGTTCATAAACACAAATCACCCCTTCCTTATCTTCTGTCTTCTTAGAAATAGGAAACTCTGATATAGGTATCTTTCTGGAAGGTTTATCAATAATCTTTCCTTCTGCATTTCTTGATAGATCAAGATATTCTACAGGATAAACCTTATCTGATATACGATGCAGTTGTTTACTAAGTAAATGTGGAGGAAACACACTCACCTTTCTTGTAGCAAATGCTTCTTCTATATTACGGGGATGCTGAGAAACCTCCAGCTGATAAGCTTCCGGTGCAAGATCACGCTTTGCTTTTTCAAACTGTGCATCAAGAGCAGCCAGAGCTTCTTCCACTTTAGAGTTACCATATTCATCTATATAAGGAGGCATACTCCATTGCTCTGGTATAAACAGACCAGTTATGCTAATCGTGCCGTCCTTATCTAATAAATTACTTTCTACACCATAAAACCCGTTTTCTTCCGGATGCATGATGTATTCCTTCATGGGTTCACACTGATCGAGATCACCCACAGATCCTGCAGCTATAAACTGACCAGTAATAATGTGACCAGACTTAAGTGCAGGTTTAATGAATCCATACGTATCATCCATCTTAGGAGCAATACCAGCTTCCTCATGAAAGAAGTAAGTAACCGGTCCACCGACACCATTGGTAGGATCTTTTTCAAATGAATATCCGTTGATGGTACTCTTTAATCCTCTATATGTATCACGACCATTTATACGCACCTTGATCTTCTGTTCCCAGG